TTTTGCCGCCATTTTTGCCATACCTTCAACACCTTTACCAAACCCGTACCTGTTCATTTTGTCTAAATTAGTAACTACCATTGCTGAAACTACTTGGGCATTTACACCCATATTTTGTGCGGTTGATACTACTTTAGTCATTTCATCACTAATATGGGTAGTTTCCATACCCGCATTTCTAAATGAACTTTCTAATGTTTTTGCAGCAACACCTGTTACTTGTTGAGCAGCATATAATTGTGTAATATTTTCAGTTGTTAAAACAATATTTCTATTAGTAACTTCATTAAATTCTTTCTGAAGGGTGTTAATTGCCTCTTGATTACCACCCATTAAACTGATTTCAGTGTTTGCTCTACCTAATTGATTTTTTAAAATTTCAGCATAACTACTTGTAACACCCATACCTCTTATTAATGAAGAGGTACTTTTATCCATATTAATTAAAGCATTTGCTCCCCCTTCAATAGATTTTTTAATTAATTCTGAATTTTTTAAAACATCAGTTTGATATAATATCAAATCTTTATAACCAAGTGTTATATTTTCAGGATTTGGGACATTTGCATCCAGAGGAGTGTTTTGCATGTTTTTTATTTATAAATAATCAACTTTCTGTTTTAGAATTTAATTCAATAATCCTATCAACCAAAAATCTTCTCTGGTAAGTTGGTATTTTTAAAAAATCGGTATACGACATATGCAATTGTCGTGACAACAGAATATATTCTTCTAATAAAAATTTTAGATACTCAGAAGAAAGGACGAAAAAACTCCGCCCCAAAGGCAATACGTGTGAGTACCTTTTTTCCGGATGGGGCTGTTACTTCTCTTATTAAATCTAAACCTGGTGAATTATCCGACAAAAATTTTGTAATGTATTTAGAATCCATGATTGGCATTTTTTCAATAAACTTAACAATTTCACCTTTATCTGTACTTCCGTTTATTGAAACTATTTGTTTTGATAACCTCCATGTTACTTTCGGTACTACCATATTTTTAGGATATGACTCTTCTCTTTCATTTAATTCTTTAATATCCCCAAAAGTAAGTATTTTTAATTTAACTACAGTATTTGACTTAGGTAATGTCGTTTCAAAAAACCCATTTTCATCAGGTTCAACATTTGTTTTAATAAAATCAACCTCATCTAAAATTTCAGTGTGTTCAAATTCTTTACCTGTTTCAGGGTCAACCAATGATAGTTTATATTCAGGTGTAAATGATGTGTTTCTTAAAAACAACAAAATTGCCTGTATATCACCGTCTAACATATCTTCAATTTTCAAATCAGGTTCATAAACTTTATTTCTAACCAAATTATAAATAATCTGGTCACCACCCATATTTGACGCACTTGATAATATATTTTCATCAGAAGCGGTTAAAAAACCAACCTTAACTGATTTCTTTTTATTTTTATAAAATTTTCCCTGACTTGGTAATTGGATTACGTCGTGAGGTAAATTGAAATTCATTTGATTTACACTATTGTCTTCCATAGTTTTTGTTTATAAAATAGTTTAAAATTATCTTTATGTAAATAAAAAACCCACATTACTGTGGGTCTTAATATAATATTTGTAATTGTATTAGTAAAGTAAAACACAATAGTCAGGACGAAGAGTCAAAGTAATATCTGCCAAACCATCATCAGTATAGGCAATTGAACCAAAATCAACGTCAGTTAAGAAACATTGGATTAATGACCACTTTTCAATAACAACCCCTGTTGGGTCTAACATTTCAAGTTCCACATCTTTTTTGTAACCCGCAGCATATCCCATACGACCTGTTACTTCTTCAGCGTGTAATCTTACCCACTCCATCATAGCCTGAGCAGCTGATGGCCCGATTGGGTCAAGAAGTTTAACCTGAATAGTATTCCACTCATACATACCCGCAACATATCTTTTGGTATTCAAAAATGGAATATCATTTGATTTAATAGTAATTTTAGGTCGAGAAGCAGATTGAACAAACCACTCGTTTATTCCCAATGAATCAGGAAATCTCAAAATGAACCTGTTTTTCTTTTTGGGTTCATATGGAAAGGGCATTTTGGTTAACAAATCAGCCATATTATTTTGTTTTTAAATTTTCTTTTATTTTATTATAAATAGTGTCAATTAAATATTTTTCTATTTACTTTGAACTTTTTTTCAGTCAAACTTGCTATAAGTCCAGTTTATAAATATTAATATAATTTCTTTTCTCCTCCATGTGTTGATATTGTTTGAATAATATTTTCCGGGTCTTTTGATAATTCATCTTTAACTTTTTCTAAATTTCTTAAATCATCATCTGAAAAACCTATTTTAGGTATGAATCTATTACTAATATCATCTTTAAACATTACAGGTTTCTTTAATAGATTTGCTAAATATTTTACATATTGTTGAAATTCTCTTAAAGCTTCAACCTTTCCTTTTTCAGGACTTTGAGCAGAACCGGCTCCAAATGTTACAGGATAATACTTATTCATATCCATATAAGCATTTATAAGTTCTTTGTCTGTCATATCTTCTTCACCGGCAAACTTTCTAAACTTTCTTAAATTTTTAACCAATTCTTTTTTAGATATTCCTCTAAAATTAGTTTCAATCATATTTTCAATTGCCCTACGTAAAGCCAATGGTGAATGTCCTCTTGCTGTAACTATTGAAAAAATTGAACCCCCATTAATCGCCTCAACAAAGTCATCCCATGCTGGGCCTTCTTTCGCCATCATTGCATCAATAATGAACCTCTTATCCCCTTTGGTTCCAAAATTTCTGAATGGGTCGTCAGCAAATCCTACAACAGTTTTCTTTTTATATTCAAAAGGTTCAACCCCAACCTTTACACGATATTCCGCAAAGTCTTCAGTTGACATACCAACTTCTTCACCATCTTCTGTACGAAGTATTATTTGTGTCGGCATTGTAAGAATATTATCATCCCAATCAAATGCATAATATTTTAAATCGGGTGTGATTTCTTCATTAAATTCTTCTACTAAAAATATTTTCATATCTATAAATATTATGTAAAATAAAAACCCCCACTTTCGTGAGGGTTTTCAATTATTTTATCGTTGATTAAATATTTTCAAACGATGCTCCTGTTGGAGTAATTAAGAACTCAATGTCTATGAATTCAAGAGCTTTAGTTGGTTTGATATAAATCTTACCTACTAATTGGTTAGCATCTAAGTCTTCAGGTGTGTTTTGAACAGTAACTCTGAAGTCATATAAACCTCTGTCTCTTCTAATCGAATCTAAGATTGGATTAACTGAATCTAAGAACTGTTGTCTTACTAAGTTGTCGTTTTGTTCAAACAACAATCTTACCGCTACCGCTGAAATCAACTTACGAGCTTGTAATAACAATCTTCTTACGTTAATTCTGTCAAGAGCTGACTCTCTAATTTGAAGAGTTTTGTTACCCCAAATTACAGTTCCAACGTCGTTGAAAGTTGCAATTGGGTTAATTCTTCCCTTATAAAGAGTATCTCTATCTTCTTGAGTTAATCTCTTTCTTGCTCTGATAGCATTTACAATACCTCTTGTGTAACCCGCAGTTGCGAACCATGGGAACGCTATATTGTCAGTTAACGCTAAGTTTCTTGTAACTTCAGCAGTTGATGGAATATAGATTTGAGTATTGTTTACCGTGTCACGAGTAAGAACCCATGGATAGTAAGTTGCTGTGTAATTAGAGTCAATTCCTGTATTTTCTAAATTATCAACCGCTTCTTGTGGGTAAATTAAATTATCCATTGAAGTTGATGGTTGTAATAAGTTAAAGTCAGGAGTTGTACAGATGTAGATTGAATCCGCTCTGTCGTTTTCAACAATATCGATTGTTGCAGAAACTAAATCACTATTGTTAACATAGTCAACACCAGGTGTTACAAGAACATTGATGTTTGTTACTTCAGGATTTGCAAATGATTGTACACCTAACAAGTATGCGTAATAGTCAGTATTTGCGTAATCAACTGTGTTATCACCAACTGTGATTTGTTTAAATGCTCCCCATCCTGTAGCATCTGTGTACGGTGCACAAGATAGAGCTCCTTGTTTATATCCTGTGTTTCCTAAACGGAATCTGTCAGCGTTTGTTCTATATTCTCTGTATATATCCCATCCGTCAAATCCTGCTTGAACAAGGAATGTAAACTTACGAGAATATAAGAAGTAATATGGACTTGTTTGTGACGTAGGTTCTGAACTAAATGAACCAGCTCCAACTTCAAATGCTGTTTGACCACTGTTTTGGTAAACATTTGCTATAACAATAGAAGTCGCTCCTGAATCCATGTGGAAACCTTTTGTAACATTTGGCCAAAATACGTGAGAAGGTGGTGTACAAGTTGCCGAATTTGGATTTGGCATCCCTTTGTATTGGAAGAAATCAGGGTCATAACCTGGTGCGTCTGATGAGAACGCTACCGCTGAAGAAATACCTAAATAAGTTCTTCTTATGTTATCACCTGAACTAGCAGTAGTGTTAGAACCGTTAGAAGTTGTTCCAAATGGTGGGTTGTAAATAACTTCACCAGGATAGTCGTATTTTGTTTT